TGGGTTAGGAAGTTTAGCTGCACCTGCGCCTGAGCGAGCAGACTAGGTTCCGATAATGTCGCGACGTGGAACGATGACATACGCGTTCTTAGAGTCAAGTTGTAGCTCATCTGTTGAGCGAATATCCCAGGATTCTTTTAGTCCTGAGCCTTTACGCTCTGGCGATTGGACAAGATAGCACTCGCCTGTAACCGATAAATTAAGGGCTGCATCCTTTAGAAGACCCGCTTGTCCGCCGTATGCGGAGTCTAAACGCGATAGAGCGCGCTCTGCGGCAGCCGCAAGACGTGAGTCAATAACGTTACTGTCACGTGCAGGGACTGGACTCTCCGCAGGGTTATCAACTACCGCCGCGTATAAACGAATACGTGAAACTACAGATGCAACGAGGTTAAAGGCGTACTTGATTTCGCCGATGGCGTCGTAGTATTCCCAAGCTTCAGATTGCCAGTCGCTGGATCCTCCAGTGCGACGTTGCTTAAATCTTTCAACCTCACCCTTGTCGTTAATCTGCAACTGAACTGCCGCGGCTGTAAGAGCGCGAGGAGCAGAGTAAGGAACTGTCTGTGCGTAGGTGACACCTTCGTAGACTATTGATTGTTGCTGAGTTTGGCGAGGTGCCTGTGCGGTGATGCGACGAGGGCCGGTGGTAGCCCGGTTAGGCTTCTTACTATTATCCTTGGAGAATAGTCCCACGTGTTACTCCTCGTCGTTGTTTAACGGAGCGTCTGGTCATTATTGATCCAGGCGCGCAGTTATAAGTCCCGCTATAGCGGACAGGGTAAATATACACCCAACTAGGATAGTCATACTTGGAAATAGGGCGTATGAAAACACAACTGGGAGCGCAACCCATAACGAGACGCACCAAGGGCAGGTAAAGAAGTAGCCGATCTGTGAAGAGTGAGGAGGCTTACGATCCCAGATCCAGTCACGGGCCGGAGCTAAGATTTCGTCCAAGACGATGAGCCGTGTTAATCGGTAGACAAATAGGGAGAGGATGATGATATGTGCAACAGGCATACGCTCGATCATATATGTATCTATGTTCATTCGGTAGGGTCCTTTACTGAGTCCATTGTTATATACGGGCTCCAAGATCGCAGTCTGCTGCCGCAGGTTGAGCAACCTTGGGTCTTACGAAACGCCATAATCTTCCCTGACTCCATAAGCGCCTGGGAATCTATTTCTTTATCTCCTGACCAGTTAAGGTTTGAGATTTTCTCGCGGAAAATTAGCCGCGGTCCTGAGTGATGATCTCCTGCGACCATAAAGATTAGCTCGCCGTGGTCGTTTTGAAGAACCACAACGCGAACGCGCTCTAGAAACTTGTTGCCGCTAGGCACGTGGGAATACTGCGTAGACGCGGTAGTGAAATCCTCTAGGACTCCCGGCGCAATCGCAACTATGGTTGCGGGGAAGAAATCGTGAACTATCTTCATTGTGTAAGCGCCTTATCTACTCTGCGTTTCATCGCGCGATAGGTAACTCCTGATGCACGGGCTAACTCCGACACGGTAACACCTTTATTGTAGAGAAGTCCTGCGATACTTGTTAGTTCCTGATTTGCGGTGAAAGAAGTAGACGAAGGGTTTGTTCGTGCGCGAAAGCGCCGAGCAAGAGGCGACAGGCGCGCGATGCGCAACTGCTCGTCGTGCGGGATACCTGGAGACCTTGGACGCTTGCGTCTTGATTTTGCCTTGGGCTGCGGAGGCGTAGGGGTCGCGGTGACGAAATCACACTCAGGCGTATCCTTGATAACCCAACTGCGGATTGTTGAACGACGACGTGGAGGGTCAAACGCATCGGCTATGGACTGTAGGGTCCAGCCTGCATCGTTGAGATCTTTGACACGGCGCCATAGTTGCTCCTTGGAGAGGGAGGCTAAGAAGATTGCCTCGCTCTTTGGTAGATCGGGTGTATGCGCCACGAGAATAATGTATCATCTTTTGAGACGAATGTGTACAAACTGCGCTTATAGTAACGTGTACAAACGAAGCAGAAACAGTACCTTTTGGTTAAAATGGCTTTGGCGTGAGAAAGGGTTATGTATGGTTTAAGATTTTTTTGAAAACGTCTCCAACATTTTTTTATTTTTTCTTTAGAAAGTAAGAAAGACCGACACTCTATATGAGCATCGGCCTTCCTTGTGAAAAAGATTTATAGTACTACGCGTACGTGTACATCTCCTTCAAAGATCTTTGTAAAGGTATCAGCGTCAACAGATCCTGTGACGTCCATTCCTTTGTCAGCCTGGAAGTCCTTGATTGAAGCTACAGTCTCGTCGCCTAGCCAACCATCCTTGTCAGCGTCAGCGTCCTTGTAACCAAGTTCGACGAGTCGACGTTGCAGATGATGTACTGTCAATGACTTGCGTGCATAGACATTTTTGTATACACAGTTAGCGAGTATAACGTCATCGACGTCTTCTCCACTTACTGCGTGGCTAACCTGACGTGATGCCTTGGGTTGTTCTACAACTACAGGCTCAGGCGTTGGCTCAGGTGTAGGCTCCTCAACAATAACTTGTTCAGGCTCTACAACAGGAGCTAATACTTCTTCCTCGACTACCTCAACAGGGGCATCAACTTCAATGTCGTCTGTAGGCTCGATGTTAATTTCTTCAGTCATGTGAATACTATATTCCTATCCTGAGATTATGACTTAGGGAAATCGGCTAGCCAGCGTGTTACCGCAGGCTCGACTGCATCACCGTCGTAGGCATTAGGACCTAAGCCCCATGAGCTCCAGTCCGTACCTCCTGCAGTCATGTAGTAGGCAGCCTTGGCGTTAGCCACAGGGTCAAATAGGTCAGCCATCTTAGTGATGCCTACCTTGTCCTGAAACTTAGCCAGGCGGTCAGCGCCCATGCTTCCAATCATGTTGATTTGGAATAGGCCGTATGAATTGTCGCCGGTGTTGGCGTTCTTGTTGTGAGAAGTGGGATGCCCCCTTGACTCACGCATGACAACTGCCCATGCTGTTTTGAGCGCATTGCCTTGAAAACCAACAGCCGCAAGTAGCTCTACGAGCTCGTACGACGTTAGTTCCTTTGCATCCTCTAAAGCTAATAAAGGATTAAGCTGCTCGATCTGTTCGATGTGCTCTGGTACTATTGTTGGACTCACCGCGGCATTGCTTGTAAGCATTGATACCGAGAAGATTCCAATTGTTATTGCCGTAATATAGGCTACGGTCGACATTGCTATTCCACGTAGTGTGAGTTTTTGCAACGCTAGTTCGCCTCCTTAGGTCGGGGATGGGACAACCCATTGAGGTTCCAATGAGCTTCTTGCTACCGCTACGCTTCTCAAGCTCGCGCTTGTCCTCTACCGCTTGCGTAGGGCCGGAGATAAAAAGGGATGACATAGTCGTATCCTTTCGTCTCTCCGTAGTAGGCTGTTTGCCTGTAGTTAACTATACCATAGTTAAAGAGAAACAGGCACCCGTAGGCACCTGTTATCTGTTTTTTATCTTCTTAATTAAGTTTATGATTGCGTAGATTAACTTTACAATCAGGCGACCAAAGATGATGGTGAATGTATTCCTTGATGCATTACGTCTCATTTTAGATCCCTTAGTACTCTTTTGCACGAGTGTAATGATTGGGCTGTCGTGTACTAGTCCGCGTAGTGGCATTTTTACCACCTCCTTTCCTTTGATAGGTTAATTATAACACTATCTTGAAGGAAAGTAAACCCCTCCCTGGGCCCAACCGGGGAGGGACTACGTTTACACCGTTTGAGCTAGACAGGCCCAAGCCACCGCTGATAGCCCAAGGGCAAGGGCAAGTGTGCCTTTATCCGGGGTTAGAAGGGCAGTAAGTACCGCTAGGATGGATAGGACAGCCGAGATAACAGCTGGCCAGATGAGGCTTTGCAGCCGCAAAAGGAGTCTATCCATTAGTTACTTAGCCTTACGGGTTTTACCCTTTAGACGATCTGACGTGTTGCGGATTGGTGTGCCGCTTTCCGCGATGAGCTTGCGAGCCTTACCGTAGGTAATACTCAGCTCGGTAGCTACTTCATCTACAGACTTGCCTGCGCTATAAAGTGCTGCTGCCTGGTTTGATGTTATCGTTGCTGTTGTCATTGCGTTCCTTTCGTTGCTACGTAATCACACTGTATGATTATGTATTTATTTGAGCAAATAAGACTGCTCAAGATTTAGTTGCCTTTTCAGGCTTTGGTGGGATCTTCCCGTGGTTGTTGCAAAGTGCACGACCACCCCATGGTCCACGTGGTTTTATGTTGTTATCGCACTCGCTGCCGTATCCGGCTGCCTCACACTTAAGCTTAGTTCCTCGAGTAAAGTTGTTGACAAGCGAGACGATAGCTCGTTTAATTACAGAGTCATTGACTACGAATCCATTTTCTTGATGGCATGACCAGCAAAGGTATTCGTTCCTACGATGTGAAGGATCTCTGACAGCATTTCCAGCTCCACAGGTATCGCATACCGTAACTCTCTTTACGGTTCTTGTTCTATCTCTGTAGTGCTCTGCACAGAGAAGGTTGCCGTCTAGCTCGTAGACAAGCACGTTGGTTTCAGCGCAAAGAGAACAGGCATCATAGATGTAGATCTGTTCCCGCTGGTTTGTTCCGGTCATCTGTCCTCCGTAAATGTCGTTGGTAGAACTATATTCCTATCTACCGTATTTGTACAATTATTTTTTTGGTGAGACTACTCCAAGAAGAGCTACCTGCTTATGGGCTGCCGCAAGGTTAAACTGGCGTTCAGCGCGGTCGTCATAGACCGAGGCGATAAGCAGGGAAGGTACGATGAATGCAACTGAACCAGTCAACATTGCAAAGAATCCTATAAGTGTAGGTGATGTTACGAAGATACCGATCATCGCGATAGTCCATCCACCTGCGATTAGCTTTAAGGTGAATGATGTGCGACGGTATTGAAATCCTTTACGGCGATATTCTTTTACTGTCAACATGTTACTGTCCTTTCGTCGTTTGGCGTACAGGTTAATTATATCAGGAATATCAGGATTAAGCACCGAAGATAAAGCATAGGGCAACAGCAATTCCTACACCGATGAACGCACCGATAGGTCCGCCAACGTCGCCGTTCTCGTCTATCCAGTCAATTACTGCCATGATTGGGTTTGTCATTTTCGTACCTTTCGTCGTTGTTAGGATAATTATAACAGGAAGATTGGGAAAATGTAACTACCTAACGCGGAAGGTATTTCGTAGACCAGGGATCTTTCGGCCAGCTGGAGACTTAGCCGTAATCTTCCCACCCACAAAACCGGCTGGTGGTTTGATAAGTAGAGCCGTAAGGGCATGGACCAACGCGTCAACGCGGTCAGGGGATTTACCTTCGCCTGGAATCCACGAGGTCATCTGGGACTCTAGCTCCGCTAGGTACCCTATGTGGTGAACACGGTTCTGCTCGTAAGCTAGCGTGATTGGCTCAGCTCGAAGGGCTTTGCCGTATTTAGAGTGGACCTCAAGTACCTTTACAGTTGGGTCAATTGTGTTAATGGCGTTGCGCACTAAGGCACCACCTTGGTTTACTTCCGCGATAACAGGGCAACCCCATTTACGCGCCATGGCTACTACCTTGTTTGCCCACACATCGGGTGAGCCTAAGATTGAAGCATCCTCAAGTACCCAGCTCTGACGTTTGTATAAGTCTCTGTCCCCTGTTGAAGCTACGACAACGATGCCGCATTCATCTCGTGGATTTTCAGCTACCGATGGGTCAACACCGATACAACGAAGAGGAGCGCCTTGAGGCATAACAAGCTCGCGTGTCTTATCAATAAGCTCTACAGTCCAAAGAGCTCCTTCAACGTCTGAAAGCATCTCACCGTAAAGCTCTTGCGCAGCTAGACGAGTTCCTTCATACACGCCAAGGATTCCGTCCATGTAAGCTGCAGAAAGGTTTCCGCTGTTATCCATGGTTGAGCCTTTAGTAACTATAACTTTGCCAGGATGTGCATCGGCCTCACGCAATAGCTCATACAGCAACGGCACACGTTTTGGTGTTGTGGTAATCATAATTTTTGGATTCTTACCAAGACGAGTACCGATGCGTAAGTTTTCAAATGCGGTAAGCCCAGCTCCATCTGGAGTCTGACGCCAAGCTGCAACCTCATCTCCCCAGGCGTGTGTGAACTGAGGACCACGAAGAGAATCTGGTTCATCAGCTGTGAAGCATGTTGCCGTATTGCCGTTAGGCCAAGTTAATCTTCTCTTTGACGGCTCGTATAACGGACGCTCACTTGGAGGAGTTACGTTAATAATTCCTGATTCGCCTTCAACGATAACGTCGCGTACGTCAGCCGCAGTACGAGCTACCAACGCAAAGCGACGTTGACCTGTGTTTGTATGTTTGGCTTCTTCTCTTACCCACTCGGCTGCCGTACGAGTTTTACCTGCACCTCGACCTGCGAGGTACATCCAGATATTCCACTCATCGCCTTCAGGACGTTGCTGTTCAGGGCGACCCCAGAAACCCCAGTCCCATTGAAGAGCGTCTGGGTCTAGACCTGCTAGAACTTCAATACGCTCTTCATCGGACATGTCGGCGATAATTTGTGCAAGACTTTTAGCCATGTGTACTATAGTACCTTATAAAAGGAAATGTTATACGGGTACGTTGCTAATATCTGAATATATTTCTGATACTACTGTTGCCCACACCTTTGGCGTGTGGTCGAAAGGTTGATAACCACCGGCTCCTCCAATAAGTACTCTGCCCTTTGCATGCTTGTTAGCGATGTCCGCAACGATGCGAGCAGCAGCTCGATACCCAGGATAATCAAAGTTAAGACCAGACAATGGATCTGAATGATGTGCGTCAGCTCCGGTAGCTAGAAGAATAACATCTGGCTGAATATCATCCGCAAGCAGCTCGATCTCTTGCATCGCATCCAGAAATTCTACGTCACCATCTCCGTTAGCTAATGCCCAGTTGTATACTCCATTTTCTGGCTCGTTCTTAAGACCAGTTCCCGGGAAGATTCCACCTTGGTGGATACTTGCCGTAACTAGATTTCGATACGGGCGCAGGATATTCTCAACGCCGTCACCATGATGCGCATCCCAATCGATGTACATAGGCTTAAGCCCTGCAGCCATAAATAACTTAGCGGCTAACGCCATATCGTTGAATACACAAAAACCAGAGCTATGGTCATACTGCGCATGATGCTTAGCTCCCTGAGGATTGAAAGCTACCTGAGCTTCTCCTGAAAGAATCTTTTCATACATGCGAATAGTTCCCGCGGCCATTTCAAGAGCTACCTCGCCGAGATGAATTTGGTCTGGATACCATTCACCGCAATGACCTTTGTCAAGTACCTTAGAAATGTATCCATCGCTGTGAACATGACTTAGCAGATCCCTATCAGACTCAGATGCAGATGGCTTAACCATTACTGGATCTAAGCTTTCAAGGAGCTCTACCGCAAGCTTAGCACGGACAGGATTAGTTGGGTGACTGCCATCACCGTTTCCTAGCTGCCAGTCTAAGTAGACATCGTCGTATGCGACGTGTAGCTTACTCATTATCAGTCTCGCTTAACGTTCGTAGGAACTTTTCGAACTCGCCGTTGCACAGAACGTACTTGCTTCGCTTGTCACGAAGAAGAGTGATAGCTTCATCAGCCGTATATCCACTCTGCATAAGAACTAGAGCTGCAGTTAGACCAGAACGGTTTAACCCAGCTTGGCAACGAACCAAAACCTTTTTGCCAGCTTGCCACTTGCGACGTGCGAAACCAACCGCACTAGCTAGAGCTTCTCTGTCAATGTGGTCTACGTCTGAATCGTAAAAACCAAAACGCATTTCCTCAACCATCCAGTCAACTGGATTTGCCCATGCGTATAGAGTTACTACCGCATCGAAATCTTTTTTTGTGATTGCCTTTGGAGCATGTAGGTCTCCAGAATACTCAATCGTATCCATGTCATCGGTGCCACCTACCCATAAACCTGGCAAGATCTCGCTATGCAAAGGAAAGTCCCAGTCGTCAATCTCGTGCGCTGGTGCATATCCTTCGTTTGTTTCAATGAGCTTCGCCATTGTGTTTCTCCTTTTGTCATTTTGTCATTTGATATTACTATTATATCAGGATAAGTTACTCGTAAGTAACTTACTCTTCTTGTATAAACGTGTGAACGTTACCACCGGAGTAGATGTCATGCTTGATAGCAATTTCTACCGCACGGTAAACAATCTTCTCGGCTTCCTTTGCAGTCTTACACTTTTGATAGTTAAGAGCTTCAAGAACGCCAAGAGCTAGATCCGAACCGCTACCTGAGTGATAGACGTTTCGTTCTTCTCTATCCCAAGAGTAGTCTTCGTAAATTGGGTAAAGAACTCCGTGGATTGAAACAATAAACTCTGAATCGTGAGCCGCAGCTTCACCATCAGCCTTCATGTCGTAACCAGACTCGATAAAAACCTTACGCATAGACGGAATAAATATTTTCGTCATGAATACGTCAAGGTCCTGTCCAGCTTTAGGGCGAGGAGCTCTCCAACCAAATTGAAGTATGTTTGAGCCGCGTCCTGCACCTGAACCCGCAATGAGAATGCCATTGTTCTCTACAACTTTATGTGTAGCCATCTCTAGGTAGCGACCGCTTTCGTCTGACGAACGCGAATCACAACCGATGACAGACCAGCCGTCACCTTGAATTGCTACAAGTGTAGTCATGGGTTCCTCTCCAGGTAAAACGCCTATCCAGGCGCTAGGCAAACTGTATCCTAAGCGCCTGGATTGCGTCTTACTTTACGAGATCAATTATAGCCACAGGAACCGTAATATTGGAAGATTCAACTCTACCTGTTACTGGGTTTATGTGGGCAAACCTTCCAACGGGTGTCTCCAGTCTTACAGTGACCTTCTTCTGTTTCATCCCTGTCACGGTTGCTTTTTGGCCAACCATGTAACGAGTCGCAGTTAGATCATTGAAGACTACCGTGTCACCGATGTTAAAGTCCGCAAGTGTACGTGAAGTACGTGAAGCTTTTAGACGTGCGTCTACCGCTTCCTTTATCTTAATCAAATCAGAATCAAATGTTCCTGACTCGATTTCAGATGTAAGTTCTCCGATATTCATGTTTGTCCTTTCCGTCGTTGTTATAAGTTAATTATATCATGTTTGGAAGGAAAAGTACAGGAAGGTTAGGCGTCAACCTCGGCACGAAAGTATCCGATACCTTCAGCTGCCTGAGTCAGGTCTTCCACCCAAGGAAGACGCTTACGCTCGGTATCTAGAAAAGCACTGGCATAGATAACTGCCTCACGCTTTGCAGGTCCGAGAGACTTAAAAGCTCCGCGGCGTGTCTCGCTAGTTGCGAGGTCCTTGACCTCAACCAGCCA